TCAGTACGCCGAATATCTCGCCGTCGGTTAGGTCCAGTCTAACTGCGGTTGGGCCGTCGGGTCCGCCGTAGTGGCAGGCAAGAATCTCCGCCTCGCCATAGTTGGTTTCGATTGAACCGATCTTCATGCTCATGATCAACTCCACTCGCCAACGCTGTAGAACTTCCCGTCGGCGTCCTGCCCCATGTCCGCACGCTCTTCCTCGGTCGCTTCTTCGCCGTTGTCGTAGTCGCGGACCTCGACGGTGACGCCACTGGGTATGTCCCTAACGTCCTGAACATTCCCGCCGCTAACCTCGACGATGATCGGGCCGGGAGCGGTTGTCGCGTCTTCGTAGTCTTCCAGCACGGACTCAAGCCACAGTGCAGATTTGTGCTCTGGCCGCCCGGTCTGGTAGTCATCCAGCATTCGCCGCGCCGCGTCAACCAGGTTCGGCGTGACGATGGGCGTGACGGCAGCCGGTTCGTCCTGTGCCGACTCATAATCCTGCACTGCGTTTATCAACCCGCCCATCGCCTCGGAACAACCGCCGTCTGTCCAGTGGCAAACGACCTCATGCGCCGATGCCAGAAGATCGGTAGCGTCTGGCTGATTCGGCGTAACGCTCCCCGGCCTAACGCCGCTGAGTTGATCGCTCAGTTCCACGTTGGGGGAGAATGTATATGCCGCGTCGAAAGACACGTCCTTGCCGTCCATGTCGTCTGCAATCGCTCGCAGAACCGTTGCTGTATCCTTCGTTGATTCGATCTCTAACCTCCAACCGCGTTTCATGATTATACCTCTACTTCCTGCGCCCATCTGAGCGCGAACCTAACCTGCCTGCGAATCAGGCGCATCATCTGCGAACGTGTTGTGCAGCAGCCTAACAGCCGCCGCCGATAACGTTTAAGATCCTTCGTCACTTCGGAACCTCGGTTTCCGCGCCGATACCGAGCGGCGGGTTGGCGCATTCGAGCAATTCGAGCGCCAGACTTACACCCGCAAGTATCCTCTCGTCGTCGCCAATCGCTACACTTACTGCACACATGAGCACTGGGTATCTAGCTATCCGCGCACAGCACGTTGCACACATTTGCTCCAAGTCGCCGACGCGTGCCCGCTCCTCGGCAGCCAACACTTGTTTTACCGTAACGTCCCTCATGCCGCCACCTGCTCTACCAACCAATCGAGCGACACTGCGCCGGAGAAGTATTCGATCCCGCATTCCAGGTAGGCGCGGAACTCGATTGTCGCGGTGTCGCCCTCCCACCAGAGCAGGATGTGACCGCCCGCGACTTCGAGTTTGCCCCATGAATAGTTGCCGTCCTCCGTCGAATCCTCGGCGATCATCGGCCCGTCAAGCTCCTCTATCGAAGCAGAAGCCAGCCACTCGCCCTCGTGCCAGTCGAACTGCATACAACCGGACTTCAGTACGCGGGTCTTGTCATCAAAGATCGGGCGGATATTCGCCGCCTGCGCGATCAGTTCGTCAATCGGCACCAGACCTAACTCAACTGCGAAACGGTTGACCTCGCTCGTTTGCGTTTGGTCGGTGTCGTGCGCCTCCAAAACCAAGTACTTCATGATCTAACACCTAACCCTTTCCAGCCGTGCCAACTCCGGCACTGCCCCGCGCTCAACTGCCGCGCTCACTTCTATCCAGGTCATGCCGCGATATTTGCGGCCGTCGATCTCGATGATCGGCGTCAGTTCTTTGTAGCCGAAGGCGACTGCCTCCACTTTTGCGCCTAACGCTCTGTCTCGAACTGCGAACGGCTTGTTGACTAACGCTTGGCGCCGGGATTCCGGCAAAGTGCCGTGCTTCACGAGGTTGTGGTGTGCTGTCAGCATGATGCACCCCTGTCTGTTTTAACGCGCCGCCCGTTCTTGATGTAGTACGGGAAGTGCAAATCCATAAGCTCTGCTGTTCTCGCATCGCATCGCCGGAGATAATCCAAAACCTCCGCGTCAGTGTGCTTGTCGTCTGGGTGATGGTTGCGCCATCTGCCAACGCACCCGATCTCAGAATCAGTCATCAGAACCACCCCATGAACTTTCGTATGAGCCACCGACCGCCGAACGTCACAATCACAGCCGCTACCATCAGCAGCCACAGGTCAGTACCAAATGAGCGGTCGGCCTCAGCGCTTCCGAACGTGTAGAGTATTCCGAGTGTCATATCCCTAACCTTTCCCGCAGCGTATCGACCGCCGCGTTTACGAACACAACGCCGGTGCAGAATGCCAACATGCCTAACCCGATGCCCAACCCTAAGAGCATGGTTGCCACCCCTCCCTGTCGTTCATGCATATCGCGAACTCGTGCGCTTTCACATTCGTCTGGAAGAAAAGCGCCTTGTGCATATTGTCAGCAGGCGGTTGCCTAACCATTGCGCCGTGACCGTCCATGACTGCCCAGGGTCTAGCCCCCGATCTGTTTGTCCATGTGACCTGGTAAGGTCCCTCGGTCAACTCGACCCTCTTGCCCCTAACTGTGATTGTCAAGGCATACCTCATTCCCGCCGAGGTATATCCGAACCGGCAAGCCCATGCGACTGCGGTACAGGAATGGGCTGATTCGGAAACCGCTCATAGTGCCCGGTTCGTCCGCGAAGTAGGCGATTCCGCACCCGCCGCGAGGTCCGCAGAAGTGTTCCACGATCCGCACCTCCAGCAAGCCCTTGTCTAACGCTTCCCCAAGAGTCATAACCTCGCCGCTGCCCAACCTAACTCTATCCGTGCTCTTCGTCATGTCAAGACTCCTTCCCGCGAAGGTCGGAGAACGCCCACTCCGCCCACTGCTCATACATCATAGTCCAAGCCGTTGTGCCGCGTGCCGGCATGATCTGATTGCTACCCGCCCACCAGCACTCGGCATGATCCGCAAGTGTCCATCCGCGCATGTCAGCCCTCCGTCCTTGTCCGAACTATCCGAATGTCCACGCCCCGCTCGTGAAGCGCCGCACAGTTGACGATCCGCTCCAAGCCGTCTTGCAGATCATCGAGTAGCGTTCTGCCGCCCCGGCAGTCCATCGGATTCTCCAATTGCCATACCAGGTCGCGCAGTGCGCCCACCGGGTCGTTTCCCTCTTCCGCCATTTCGATCTTATAACCGTGCGTGATCATGATTCTAACCTCGGAAGCACAGGGGCATACGCCAGTCCCCATATCTCTTTGCTTGTGGGATATTGGCAAGCTCGCGCACTTCGCTGGTCAGATACCTGATGCCCGTACTCGAATGCCGCCCACGCACAATCGCCGATTGTCAGATTCCCCTCCTGGCATATCCCGAAGAAGCCTGTCCAGGATAGGAACGCGTACATCCGCACTTTACGAACGGCTGAAGCATGACGCGCTTCCTCAAAAGTCTCTCCCCAAGTCCATCCCTTGTGAACTATCGGCGGCACCCTGCCCTCCGCGTCTGAGTAAGTCAGACCGCCCTTCGTTTCGTCGTGATCGAATACTCGAATCGTGCCCATGATGACCTCCTTAGCTATGCCTTTCGGCTGTCACGCGCTCAGAATCTCGCTACAGCGCGTTGTTTGCTTAACATAATCATGGCTCGCCCGAAATAAGCCTCCGGGCAAGCCCCTAACGTCTAACCTCAGTACCCGATCTGCATCGGCATGACCACTACCAGCATGTCCGGGTCCTGCCGCGAAGTCACCGTGAACTGGTTCACCGCGCCCGAGCCCGATAGTGTCACCAATTCGCTATTCTTGAACACTGCCACTGCATCGGCCAGATAGTTGCAGGACATGGCGAACTGAAAGCCGATGGGGAACCCGGTGATTCTACAGCCGTCTATCATTGCCGACACTTCTCCGCATGAGCTCGAAGAAGCAGAGAGCTTCAGCAGATCGTTTTCCTCAACCGTGAAGAGCGCCCTGCCGCTATTCTCCCGAGCGACCGGCCAGACTTTCTTGAGCGCTTCTGCCATATCGCCGGGGATTACTTCTATCGCGCCGGTCAGCGCCGCTTCGTCGGGGATAACCCGCTCATAATTCGGGAACATGCCCTCGATCAGCCGCGACCTAACAACCGAATCGCCGACCTTGAAAATCACTTGCGTGTCTGAGCAGCCGATCTCGACTTCAGCGTCTGGCTTGCAGCCTAACATCCGCATGAGTTTGTCGCAGGTAGTGCCGGGGATGACGATGCCAGACCTTCCGCCCGGAACGGCTTCGACTTCCGGCGTAACCTGCGGCCATGTGTGCAGGTCGGTCAAGTCCATGCCGTGCTCGTAAACGAACAGCCGGTTCGTGTCGGTCGAAACGATGTTCTTGCCGTCGATCAAGATGCCGGTCAATATGGCCCGCCGGTATTCGTCATCCGACACGGCAGGCATGAGGCGCTTGAGTATTCCGGCAAGGCCGGGGAACTTCACCCAGGTTTTGACTTCGACCTCCGCTAACTGTGGGAACTCAGCGGCCATGATGCCTTTCAAAACTTGTTCGGACCCGCCGATGGTCAGCCTAACGTCGTCACCTTCATTGCGAATCGACACACAGCCACTCGCGCCCTTCAGCGCATCAGCCAGCAGCCGCGCCGGAACAGTGCAGGGCTCGAAGTTCTCTGTCAGCGCGTGGATTGTCACGCTCGCGCCGAGCTCCAAGTCAGTGGCGGTCAGCTTGATTCCGCCGCAGACCGGCTCGATAAGGACATGCCCAAGTATCGGCAAAGAGTTACGGGAACTCACCGCCGCGCCAACTTGGTGGACAGCATCGCGGAATGTTTTTGCGTCCACGCTCGCGCCTAACTCCGGCACGTCTAACGCGACTGCCTCAGCCTCGCGCTGCCGATACATCCCCGCAGTCGCGCGCTGGATAACCTCCAAACTGTAGCCGATGGTTGTCAATTCGGCGAATAGCTCGGCGTACTCGGCCGACTTCGCCGGTTTGCTTGCGCGGATGCACAACTGATAATCAGCCGCACAATGCTGTCCTATGTGTTGGTAGGATAGACAATGCGCGGGATTGCCAACAGTAGCGGCGATCTCGGGAAACAGTGCGTACACATCCCCATTCCAATCCTTGCGGAACATAACCTTAGTGCGCTTCATGATTCGTTACCTCCCTAACCTATCCTGTAGCACTACAATGAGCGCCACGACAACGAGAAGTGATAACCGAAAACACATGTCGCTAGCCATGTCAAAGCCCCGCAATCGCACCGATGAAGTCTGGCACTTCGTAACCGTCAAAAGTCTGGACCCGAAGGCCAATAAAGCCTTCGGATATTGCCCATGCCTTCGCCGCCGCCAAACTCGCTAGGCTTGTGTTTTCTTTCATGATCAAAGACTCATGCCCTTCCGGGTCTTCGGGCTTGTGCGCCCACAGAACGTACTCGATCATGCCGATACCCGCCGATCTAACCGGCTCAACTGCCGGCTCAACTGCCGGACTGCAGCGCTATCGCCTTGCCGGCGCGCCGTCTTGATCCTTCTCCGCAATTCCAAACCGTTCATGATTCTATCCTTCTTCCCGAGACCTCTTGTTGAGACCTCACGGAACCTGCCCGAAGGCAGGAACCGTCAAGCCTCTACACTTGCGCAAGTCTAACCATGCTGTGCTGTAGGCCAACCCGGTAGGCCAACCCGTCAACCATATATCCCACCACCACGTACTTCTCACGCAAAGCCACCACTTCACCAACCATCCCCGGACAAAACGCCGGACCATCCTTCGCCAGGTCCTCCATAAATGGGTACATCCCCATTGTCGTCGTAACCCGGAACCCCATGTCGATCTTAGCACGCCCCATGATAATCCCTCCAGCATATGAATCGAGAAGAAGTCGAGAAGGCCGCGCGCCTAACCACTAAGCGCCTAACTACCAGACCACGACCATCTTCCCATGCACGAGGATATAGCACGTGCCATTGTTGGAATAGCACATGCAATAAACCCGATGCCAACGGTTTTCGTACTTCAGCATGGTGCTGGTGGCCAACTTGCCGCCGTAACCCGACGCAGTCTGCATCAAGCCATGTATATGGCAGTACAACGGCACTTCCTTTGTTTCGTATAGGTCCTTGTCAATTCGCTCCATGATTCCACTTCCTTCTCAAGTACTGCCTAAGCACTTGCCCATGCCGGTATTTGGCAGTCTACCGGCGAAGGCAAAAGCTCAAGCCTTCCGTAGTGGATAATACTCAAGCTGCGCAAGCGTAGTCCGCAGCTCCTTTATCGTCGCAAACGTGTACGAGTGATGAGGATGCACCGTCTGAGTATCACGGTCAAACGCTACCAGCGACCGTATCCCATAACCGTCCGTGATCCGCTTCTTCAATCTCTCGTTTGTCGGTCCCCCTACATAATGACTCATGGCTATATCCCCCCTCTTTCCTGCTCGGATGAGCCCGTGACTTCGCCGACTACGGAATCATCCGATACCCGGTAGATGGTATAAGGACAGGACGAGTAGTCGTCAAACCAGTCTAACCCCAGGCAGTACGCCTTGGCGCCGTCTGGCATGGGACTGTCAAGATTCCCGGCCCCAGGGACACATGGGGAACAGTACTGCGCGAACGTGTAGTATGGAGAACGAATCACCATGATGTCAGAGTCAAGACAGTCTACCAGGGTATATTCCCCGTCCTCCAGGTGGAACCCGGTTACCTCATCCCCATAGCAAGAATCTGACATGTGCCATGTCTTGCAAGACTGGCAATAGAAGTCAAACCGTGTAGACTTTGACGCCACTAGCGCATCACTCCCGCAGTCTGGGCAACCCAAAGGATAATCGTAATCCATGTCATTTAGCGCATCGCCTGATACACTGTGCTGCGAGATGACCCCATACCTGATACCAGTCTTAGAGTCAACGTTTGCCAGTCCCATTCCGTAGTCTATACTCTGCTCCATGATCCTACTCCTTGCCGGATTTGCCGGCGATCTCTAATCTCACTATCGGCAGTATACCATGCCGTCATTATAGCGTGTCAATACCTTTTCCGTAAATAGTATGGGGTATTATTCCCCATTGCAAACGCATACGCATACATACCCCCATTGCGCCCAATCCTAAGCACGAATTCGCCGTTAACCCGCATCTCAGACAAAAGAGGTATACAGAGTCATATACGCATACATACGCCCATAATCAACACACAGGCGCATTGTAGGCCATATTGCACATGTGCATATGTGCACAACCGTCCCATTGTTCACTACCTGTGGACAACAATACACATCCCATTGTTCACTAGCCGTGAACGCGCCACCCGTCTGTTCGCCAACAGTTGACAACAACACGTTCACAAGCAGTGAACACCACACCAGCGCTGTTGTTCAGAGATAGTGAACAAGACCCGATCACCCTGTCGTTCACCAGTAGTGGACAGAGCATGCCCCAGTGTTCACTGACAGTTGACGACAACCGGGCCTGATCGCTATATAGCCAGAGAGCTATACGCCCCCCCACTCTATAGGCGACCGACTATATACCCATACACGCAATGCAATGCGCCCAACAGACCGATGTAACAACCAGACAACAGTAGTGTAACAGTCTTGTAACAACAGACAAAGGACAAGGGGAATGCGAAAGAGTGGGGGATAGAACCGTAATGCAAATGCCAGGTAAAGCGTATTAGATTCGACGCCACCCTTCCTCTGCCCTGCCAGACGTAGTTACACCCGGTTTGCCACATGCGTGCGTACCAGCAGGCTCTGTTGTTCACTAGTTGTGTGATACGCTATAATCCCTGTTATCACCGATCATAAACACGGATCGAGAGTGATCAACCCCGGGCCCGTGCCCATCTACCAGCCTGGGGCACATCCCATGCCCGTTCACGAGTTGACGTGGGCTACCCTTCCTGGTGGGCATCTTTATTCTGGGTTATTTCCGGGTTGGCGTCTCGCTTGGATATTATTGTGGTTGGTGATTTGGTGTGTGGTGTGGGTATTGTGGGGTTTACCGGTCTGGTTGCGGGTTGTCTTGCACGTGTGGTTGGTTGCGGGGTGGATCAGTGTTTCCGGGGTTATCCTGCACATTTTATGTCTAATATCGCGCTTTTGATGACGGAGTTACTGAGTTACCATAGTTACTCATTTTGCAGTAAAGTAACTACATGAGAGAACACTAGTACAAAAGTCATGCAAATCCTGTTCGCCGGTAACTTTTGAGAGTAAAACAGAGTTACCGAGTTACCGTAATTTCTTTCTGTGCCATTCGGCACTTTCTTGGATTTCTAAAAAGCTGGTGTTTCGGCTGGATTGGTGTGCTTTCGGGGCGGTGCCTCGGTCACAGGTTGTTCACCTATGGCCAGGGGTTGCCTTGGTCTTCTGCGTCGATCGGCAGCATCGTGTCTTGGGGTGTATCTGCGTCAATTAGCCTGATGCCAGTCCAGATGGCGACGTGTCCTGTGCCTCTGCCGCCGACGGCTCCGGGTATGCGATCGATTTCCTTGAAGAACGCGCGATTGCTTTCGTATCCGGGCTCTCCGCTGGTAGCGATGTATTGTTGGTAAGCCTCCCAGAGTGCTTTTTTGGTGACTCGGCTGGACGGTGATCGGTCGATGATGCAGGTGTCGGCGATGAATCCCGCGAGCGCGTCTTGTTCGGACCGGTATTTATTGACGGCATCGAGCATTTGCTGGGGCTCGGGCAGTCCGTTTGCTCTCCAGTCGAGGCAGCCGGCGATCGCCCAGTTGAGTATGCCGGAGAGTTCTCCTTTGAGCTTGTCTGCGAGGTGCGCGTCTCTTTGGTCGGGCGGGATGCAGACGTTGAACGGGATCATTTTGATTCGGCGCCAGATGCCTTCTTCCTTGCCTTTGATTTTGGGCTTGACGTTGCCGTAGAGCCAGAGCTTGAATCCGGCCTTGAAGTTGAACGGGTCTCCGTAGAGGTGTCGGGCGGTCATCGTGTCGCCGCCGGTCATATCCTTGACGAGCCCCTCGTCGAGTTGCTGGCCATCGGATATTTCGGAGACGGTGACGAGTCTTGCGGATTTTAGGGCTGCGACTTCGTGACCGGTGTTCCCGCCATATCGCTTGATCATGAGCGAGTCCGAGCCGGTTTTGGTGAAGTATTCCCCGACGAGCAGGGAGATCGTTTCGATGAAAGTTGTTTTGCCGTTCTTTCCTTCGCCATAGAGGAAGAAGAGGCATTGCTCGGAGACATCGCCGGTCAGCGAGTAGCCAACAGCGGCTTGTAGGTAGGCGCGCATGTCATCTTCGGGCTGGGTTCGGGCGAGAAATGCGTCCCAAATCGGCCAGGGTGCTTCGGCGTCGTATCGGACAGGGACCTGCTTGGTGATGAGATTCTCGCGGATCGGCTTGAGCAGTTCGCCCTTTTGGAGATCGACAACTCCGTTTAGGCAGCAGAGTAGGTTGGGATCGGAGTCGAGCGCCTCGGAGGTGATGGCGACTGTGCATTGGGCCATGTGCACCATGGCTGCTACGGCGCGTTCGGATTCGGACGCTAGAGCCCATTTTGCGACTGCCTTACGCATGTCCTCGGGCGCGGCCGATGCCTCGGCATAGATCTTGCGGACAACCTCGCGAGCGTAGCGGTTGATTCGGAGGTCGGAGTCGGTCGCCCACCGGACCCCGTCCCAGATTATCCAGCGTTTCCAATCGACGACGTAGCGGATCTCTGTTCCGTAGGAGTCTATGAGCCGCTCGGAGTTGCCCATGTCGGATAACGCGCGGCGCACGTCGGGGTCGGATGGGGCCGCGTCTGGGATGGGAGCATCGTCGCCTTCTGGGGTATTGGAGACCGCGGCGGGGTCGCGTTGCCGTTGCTCGCCGTAGCCGAGTTTCGCGAGCGCTCGGGCAGCTGCGGTGTAGTCGCCGTCGTGCTCGAGCATCGTGTAGATTCCGAACGCCGAGTAGTTGCCGCCCATCTCGAACGGGTAGGCGCTGGAGGTGAAGACCTTGAACATGCCGGTGCCGAGGTGGTTGTATGTGGCAGACAATCCCTCGGTCTTGCCCGGTCGCCTCCAGCATTCTTCGTCTCCGCGGCTCGATACCATCTTCCAGCCGGCGGTTTCAAGCAGTTCGCGCCACGGACCGCGCGCAATGTAGTCCGCGCCGGGTTTGCCGGTTGCGGTTGCGGCTTTCGCCGCGGCAGGCGGCTTGATCTCGGGTGCGACCTCATTGAATGATCTGCCCAATTCTAGCAGGCATTCGCGCTGGTATGCCGTGATGGTGGGTATCGCCAGCAGATCGCCGAAGACAACCTCGTAAGGGACGCCGGTCTCGTGGACAGACAACGGGGAACCGGGCGCGACCGTGTAGCCCGCCTCGCCTCGCGTTTCGATGGCGCCCTTGATATTCGGCTTGCCGGCTTCGTTGACCCCATCGGCGACGAGCGCGAGCTTCTGCGATGTCTGGACCGGCTCGTCGCATCGGTAGTAGAGATGGTAGCACGACGGATCGCGTGGGGTGCGGACCCCGACCAGGTCGTCCACGAGTTCGCTGCACTGGCAGGCGATGCAAAGCGCGAGCCATTCGTCGTATATCCCGGGCTGATCGAAGTCAATGCGCTCCAGGTTGCCGGATACAGACCCGCCAACTATGGCGATGGCCGCTTGTCCCGAGTCAAACCATTTGTGCAGTTCGTCGTCGGTCGCTAAACGCTCTGCGAACGGTTTCCACGTGGGCCTGTTCTTGTCACTGCGCGGCAAACTCTCGTTCTGGAGCGGCAAAACCGAAGATTTCGGTTGCTTCGTGCCGTCGAGCGCGATCGGGATAACCGAGAGCCCGGCATCGATGTAGGCTTTTGCTGCAGCATAGACCTCATTCATCGGGCACCCCCAGTAACGCAATAGTGTCCACCCCAAGCAAGCGAGCCTGATTGCGAGACCAGGAGTACAAGCAGTGGAGTGGGCACTATACCGTCGCCGTTGGTGATGGGAATGGTGGCGTATTGATCGAAGATTGCTTCCTGCATCGGTGAACTCCTAGTCTCGCACGGCTATCCTACTATATGCCAATTCGCTTGTCAATAGCCGAGTTGGCAGTTTCGTCGAACCCGGCGTTGGCTCGGCCTTTGCGCCCGGTGATGGGCGCGGCTTTCGGTCGCTTTGTCCGCGGAGTGCTGGTCGGCTGTGTTTCGGGCCGGCCAGACGCCCTGCGGATCTCGGCGATAAGGGATGCCGAGTTCGCTGCGGAGGTCCGCTGTTTGAACTTCGGCTTGCGCGCGTAGGGATTAAATGGCTTGTTCATTGTGTTCACTTCCTAAAAAGCGAGTCGTTGCCGGCGGTGAACGCTTTGCGATCGATGTCGGCGCAGTCGATGCAGAGACCAGCGAACCGCCCGCGGATCCATGCGCGTTCGCGGTTTCCACATCGCTTGCAGGTCGTGCTGGGTCCCGCTCGCTTTGCGATCCGGGCAGTTGTCTTGTCATTGCACTCCCGGCATTTCGCGTAAGTTCGGAACTGGCCCTTGGGCGCGTCGATCGCCTTGCCGCATTCCTGGCATTTATGGACGATGGAGTCCTGCGCGGGCGCCGGTCGGTTGTTGTCGATGCCGAGATCGGCGTAGAAGTCCTCCTGGGTCTGCCAGTGGATGAGCCTGTCGCCGTCGAGCCATTCGGGTCGAGTGCTTTCGATCATATCATCTCCAGTGTAGGTTGCGCGAGTAGTTTCTTCATTCGCTCAACGATCTGATCTGCATACTCGCGTGAGATTTCGATTCCCACCGCATTCCTGCCGCAACGTATCGCGGCCTCCAAAGTCGTGCCACTACCCGCCATCGGGTCTAGGATGACGTCACCCTCATTGCTCCACGAGCGAATGTGATCGCGAGCTAACCAGTAGGGCATTGTGGCAGGATGCTCTATGGACTGACAGGGATTCTCCTGCCCGGCTGTTTTGCCCCGCCACACGTTTAACCGCTTACCAAACTCGGCAGTGAGCGCGCGAGCGCGCTCACTCTGGCTCCCGTCCGGCTGCCGTTTTGTGCATTTACCGAAGCTACCCGGCAGGCCGGCCCGGATATTGCGCTTGTCCACTATCGGGTTGAACGTCGTGGGTTTGCCTTTTGCCAGCACAAACACGTACTCAAAAGCCTGTTGGTAGCGATCGGTTGATGGTATGGAAAATCCCGCCTTCTCATATATCATCGTATCGTGAACGCGGAAGCCGCATGCGTCCTTGAAGTAGATTGCCTGCCGAAAGCTCGTGAGCGTTTCGGAGCCATCGACAACCGAGTCGCCGACATTCCACACAACCAAGCCGCCCTCGCACGTTACGCGGAATAGTTCCCGCGCCGTCGCCTCGAAGTCCCACTCGAACCCTTGATACGTACGAAGTTGGTCGTAAGGGGGACTCGTCACCGTGAGCGCGATTGACCCCGGCTCGAACGTCGGCAGTACATCCTCGCACTTTCCACAATACAGAACAACCCGCCCATCTTGGCTCGCCCACCAGGGTTCGATCATGCTCGCCCCCGATTCCGCTTTCGCTTCAACTGGATTCGCAGCCGAGTGTTCTCTGCTTCGAGCCGGTCAACGATCCGACCGTAGCACGCTTTGCCGAACGGTTGTTCGCAGTAGCCATCGGGCGCCGGAGGATAAGGCTCCTGCCCGGATAATTGCGCCATCGTTACCTCTGTTCGCGGCGGAATGGGCAATCCGCAACCGCGGCATCGCATATAGTGGCAGCGATAGCAGAACAACCAACCATCTTGGATGAGTAGCACTTCGCCGTCATTGGGGCAGAAGTGTTCGCCCTGCCGAAACAGGGAAGCCTGCGCCGACTTCTTCATGCGCGATTCCGCTTTCGCGACTGCTTGGCGACCGCATTGCGCTTCTTTGCCTTGTGCGGCTGGCGTAGCTTCTTGGACTTGTGATCGGTGTATTTCTGGAGCGATAGTTTCATTGGGTCATATCCTCGACAAGTTGTATACGCTCGCCGATCCAGCGCAGGCATGGAACTGCAATCCCGTTGCCCAAAGCCCTGTAGCGATTCGAGTCACAGGCAGGCTTGCCGCGACAAGGGATGAGTGTGTATCCGGGCGAGTGTCCTTGCAATTTTTCGCACTCTTCGGGAGTAAGCCTACGCACCGCCATTGCCTGAGCGATATGCGGAAAAGTATCCCCTGTCTTCTCCGCACCCAAAGTGGGCGCGGTGTTCTCGTTTGGCTCACTGCCGCACTGCCGCCGTAAGTTGCCGGGTTCAAAACAGATTGCGTGTTGTTCTGTCGCGCTCAACGTGCAGCAATTCCCATCTTCCTGAATCTCCCCGCGTTGCGGCCCGGCTTCGGGCTTTCGGCCAATCGCCGCACCTTTGATGCAAGCTACCATATTCTCCGTCTCCGCGTCCTGCCGCATACCCTCGCGGGAGGCCAGACAACGCGCGACTACGTTTGGGCAACGGTGACCGCCGCCTCCGTCGGAGGTAGCCAGTGTGGGCGCAATACCGTCGGCGTCATGGAGCCTGAATCGCTGATTGTCCCAAGCGGTATTGACCAGTATATCTAGCTCGTTTCCTTGTCCGGCTGGTCGGGCGGAACCTGCGCCACTTGCTGCAAGGCTTCCCGCAACGCCGGAGGCAGTTCTTTCCCCCGCTTCTCTGCTCGGCGGAGGATTCCCCGACAAACTGTGGGACTGAGATAAAACCGCGTAGGCACGACGCCAATCTCCAAAATATCCGACAAGGAAGACGCGACGGCGGCGCTGTGGTACTCCAGCGAATTGTGCGTCCAGCACCCTCCAGGCGAGACCATACCCGCATTCCTGAAGTCCGGCAAGGAAGCATCCGAAATCGGTTCCTTCGTCAGCTTCGTAGACTTCTTCATGGCTCCATTCTTGTCCCGGCTGTAAGTCGTCAGGCGGTGGAACCTCATCCGGCGCTTCGTGGCTAACGGAGGACAAAACTCCAAACACGTTCTCCCACACCAACCACTTGGGCCGCAGTCTCTTAGCAAGCTCAATATATCCGAGGGCCAGCCCAGAACGCTCTCCAGCCATTCCTGCTCGCTTTCCTGCGACCGAGAAATCTTGACAGGGAGTTCCTCCAACAAGAACGTCGATTGGCCCGGTGAACTTTTCAACATCGGTCATATCTCCTAGATTTGGCACTTCGGGATAGTGGTGTTTCAGCAACGCACAACAGAACGGGTCGATTTCGGAAAACCAGGCGGCAGTCCAGCCAAGATCGGCCCACGCAACATGCTCCGCAGATATTCCTGTACAAACGGAGCCATAGATCATCAGCCCGTCTCCCCATCGACCAGTCCCTCGATGCGAACCTCGCACCGGGGCTTGTCTGAGAGTCGCTTCGATACGATCAGCGTCACGATCCTGGAGTCGTTTGTGTAAAGTACGCCTTGCATACTATCTAAACAGAGCTTTGCGTAATTATCAACGTCCGGCGCCGTTGCGGCCAATGTGCGATTCTTCTTCCACGACTTCGGCTTCTGCACGTAGACATCGAGGGTTACAAACATCGGCCCGTCGATCAATACTTCGGGCGCGTGTTCAGCCGCGCACATCTTGAAAAAGCTCTTGGCATCCTTAACTTTGCCTGTGTCATACATCCGTACGCCCTTAGCTGTCCTGACCGCGCGGGGTCGAGCCTGCGCGACGGGATCGCCCAGGACAGTGAACTCGATGATCTGGCTCATTGCGCGCTCGTTTCTGCGCACTTAGTCTCCGGCGTCCCGTAGCATGGACAGCCGCCCTTGCGTTTCCATTGGCGGACGACGTTGATAAACGTGGAGCAGCCATCGCGCTCGGTCGGCGTCCCCCACCGCGGACAAGTCTTGCATCGCTGTTTCGCGCAGTCGCGTGTCATTGGCGTTTTCCTTTCAACCAACTAAGTGGCCGGCGCCGGACACCGCCGACGATGCCGTTGTCGAGGTCGGCCTCGACCTGCTCGACCGTTCGGGTCTCTTTCGGTGCGCGGCTCGGCGCTTTGAGTGTTTGCTCCCGGACGAGCTTGCCCGCCACTGTGCCGGATAGCGTAGATGTTGGATTTGCGGCTTGTCGAAGCATAAAAAGCCCTCCTGCTCTGCTGTATAACCGAAAGGATACTTGCTTGCTACGCGGAAGTCAACTACCGCATGCGGGGTATTTCTCCCCATTGCGAAGTCTTGCGTAACGTCCGAGCTTCTGCTATTCTATTTCGCGGAGGGTAAACATTATGCTCGGCTGGTTTGTCGCCTTGATTCTCGCAACGTGGATCTTTTTGTGGGCCTTGTGCCAGGTCGGCCGGTCGGTGCCAACCGAGGATCACTTGCCCCTCGCTTTCATTTCGGGCCCATATCGCGCCGCCACTCGCCGAGGCGTCTACGCGAACATCCGCAAGGCCGCCGAAATAGCCGTCGCGGTTGCAGAGAAGGGGTACTGCGTTTTTACGCCGCACACGAACAGCCACCTACCCGGACTGCTTGGCAATCTCCCTGATGAATACTGGCTTTGCATGGACATCGAGGTACTCTCCCGGTGCGACCTACTGGTGTTGGTCCCCGGTTGGCACGCATCTGCCGGCACAATCGACGAAGTGGCGTTCGCCCGAGATCACGGCATCCCGGTCTACGAACTTGCCGATCTGCCGGAGGCTGACTGATGGACCCGGCGACTTGGGCGATCGTCAACATCGACGCCGCGGAATCCAAGCGACTGAAGGATCTGCCGTATTTGGAGTTCCTCCTGACATCTTATTGGCGCGCGGTCTCGCGTTTGGTCAAGGAGCGCGACAAGAATCGCTGCCAGAGGGCGCATTGCCGGTCGCTCGGCAGGGTCGAGGTTCACCACCTACGCTACAAACATCATGGCCGTGAGCATCGGCACCTAAGCGACCTCATAACGCTCTGCGAGCGTTGCCACCGAAAGCTCCATGAGGATGCGCTGACAACCCGCCCTCGTCGTTTCAAGCAACGCGAGAAGCTCGCCAATCGCGACGATCGGCGAAGGAAGCCCAACAATAAGCGGTCGATGAATCATGGGGAATAATACCCCACCGAAAGGTATTGACATTGTAGCGACCAGGAGGTATATTGTAGAGGTGGAACGCAAATGCTACAAATATAGAATATATCCGAGCAAGGCGCAGGCACAATCTCTCGACAGTACTATTCATACTTGTCGGCAGGTCTATAATTGGCTGCTCTCGGATAGAGAGCAAGATTACGAGCATACTGGCAAAACCCCTGGCTACTACACTCAGTGCAGACGACTCACGGTATTTCGCGACACGTGGGCCGAGCTTCAGTCAGTCAATTCGCACGTCCTCTACAACGTCGCGATGCGGGTCGATCTCGCTTTCAAAGCGTTCTTTCGCAGAGTGAAAGCCGGGGACAAACCCGGTTATCCGCGATACAAGGGTCGCGATTGGTACGACTCGTTTACATTTCCCGACTCTGGATTTGCTGTTACCGAAGGGGCTCTTAAACTCTCAAAGATCGGTACGCTGAAGATCAAACTCCATCGCGCGATACCGAAAAGAATCAAGGCTTGCACAATCCGGCGGCAGAACAACAAGTGGTTTGTCTGCTTCGCCTGCGAAGTCGAACATGAGCCGCTCCCGACTACCGGGCAGTCTGTCGGCATAGACGTTGGGCTTGAGAAGTTCGCCGCCCTGTCCGATGGCTCCTTTGTAGAGAATCCCAGATTTTTTCGCAAAGAGCAGCAGGCTCTTGCTAAGGCACAACGCAAGTTGTCCAAGCAATCGAAAGGTTCCGCAGAACAAACGAAAGCCCGAAAGGTTGTCGCCCGTGTCCACGAGCGCATCAAGAATCGTCGGCATAACTTTGTTCATCAACTTTCCCGAAAGCTCGTCAACGAGAACGATGTGCTGGCAGTTGAGAAGCTCAACACCACGAACATGCTCTCGAATCACTGCTTGGCGAAATCAATCTCCGATGCAAGCTGGACTATGTTCCGCACCGTATTGACCAACAAGGCTGAAAGCGCCGGTCGGACAATCGTTGCCGTGAATCCGGCTTACACATCGCAAGATTGCTCAGGGTGCGGCTATCGGACGAAGAAACCGCTCAAAGAGCGGTGGCATCACTGCCCGATGTGCGGACTGTCTCTGGATAGAGACACCAACGCCGCAATCAACATTTTGGCTCTGGGACTACAGAGCCTAGATCGGCTAGCCGATCTTAGAAGCCCCCGGCTTTAGCCGAGGGGAGTAGTCACCTCCCCAACAGTTGAGTCAAAGGCCGATTCGGGCGCGCTGTTTTGTGAGGTATGATGCTTCGTGATCTGATAGACAATCTGGAACCGTATTGGCAGTCCGACGACGGGCGCATTGTCCTGTACTGTGGAAAGTGCGAGGCAGTCATGCGCGAGTTGACTGCCGACTTCTTTCGCTCGATTGTAACCGACCCGCCATACGAAATATCTTTCATGGGCGCCAAATGGGATGGCACCGGGATCGCTTATTCGGTTCCGATGTGGGCCGAAGTGCTGCGCGTTCTCCGACCCGGTGGGCATGTTCTCAGCTTCGGCGGAACGCGAACCTATCACCGAATGGCTTGTGCGATAGAGGATGCGGGGTTTGAGATCAGAGATATGTGCCAGTGGAACTACGCCACAGGATTCCCGAAAGCTCTCGACGCGGCAAAGGCGATAGACGCTCAACTCAAGACTCCCGGCGAAATCGTCACCGAACACGACGGCACTTTCGGCATCAATAAACGGCGATTGGAATTGGGGCATCGACCAAATGATGTGAAACCCGGAGTTTCGCGAAAGCCGGGGTCGGCAGAAGCGGAGCAATGGCAAGGATGGAAAACCGCACTCAAGCCCGCCAACGAGCCAATCTGCCTCGCTCGCAAGCCGTTGTCCGAGAAGAACATCGCGCAGAACCTACTGAAGTGGGGAACGGGATGCTTGAACATTGATGGGTGCCGGATAGAGACCGAGGAACGCTTATCTTTCGGAAGTAGAGAGATCGGCGATGGCATCAAATACGGCAAGTGCAAACCGACGACGGATGGAATACAAAACGCTCTCGGTCGCTACCCATCGAACGTGATAATCGACGAACAGGTTGCCGCTCAACTCGACGACGCAAATCCAGCAACCACGTCGGCTGGCGGCAAGTCCGGTCATGACGGAGCCTATGGCGGCGGCTATCGCGAAGATCACTATGGCGACGAAAAGCCTGGTTTCGGCGACAAAGGTGGGCCGTCACGATACTATTTCTGTGCCAAAGCGAGCAAAGCCGAACGTAACGCCGGACTCGAACATCTGGCAGCACGTAGCAAGGTGTTCAATGGACAATCAGCCGAGCCGTCGAAGGATATGAAAGATGTGGAGACCAGGTTCACGACACAGCCGAGCCCGAACGATCATCCGACCGTGAAGCCGATCAAGCTGATGCGCTATCTCTGCCGAATGGTTACTCCGCCCGATGGGGTTCTGCTTGACCCATTCTGCGGAAGTGGCAGCACGTTGGTTGCGGCTGTTCATGAAGGATTCTGCGCGGTAGGAATCGACGCCGACGAACACTCACTGGAGATCGCGAAAGGTCGCATCGAACACGCGATCAAAGAGCGATCGAAAGAAAAGCAACTGAATCTCGAATAATTTGGCTGGCAACCCCAGCCAGGAAAGGGGCAATCAAATGGACAAAATGCAGTTCACAGTTCTCGTTTGTGTGCTGGCTTGCATGGCCGGCGCGGCGGGTTATATCATCGCCGCAAGGTTAGATCGGAGGGGTCGCGCTCGCGATGTCTATGACGCGCAACTCGAATGCGCCGCCGCCAAACTCGGTCTTTTGGATAAATGGGCGGCGATCGTCGAGGAGACCCAGTGTCCGAGCGACTCGCCGGCCAGCCGGACGGTTCTCGGCCCGGAGGCTTGGCGGGTCGGCAGTCTGGCTTATTCGGAGTACCTCGTTATCCCTCGGCCCGCAATCGCGCGGATGCCGAGGCTCTGGCAGGCTCGCTTCATGAATCTCTTGCAGAAGTTGATCGCGGAACGGCGGATGGGGCGTTACCGCTTCGTGGTCGCACTGAAAGACCCCGACACGAACCACTTCGTCAAGGACCCGTTGGCTCGCCCGTCGGATGGGCGGTCGCACAAGAAGAAGGTCTGATGGAGAATTGCCGAGGTCGGTCTCGGCACATGGGGTTTAGTCTCGATCGGACGCGCGAATTCACGGGAGAATCACTGAGACAGACCCCAGGTGCGAAGATCGGCAAGGAGGCTGATATGTTCACAATCGAGATCGCGGCGATGGGCGGGAAGGCGAAGAAGGCGCGGCAGGATGATTAGACCCTATTTCGAGTCAGGCGATGGGCGGGTGACGCTGTACCACGGAAAGTGCGAGGATGTCTTGCCGACGCTCAAGCCGGGTAGCATGGATTGCATCATAACCGACCCACCTTACCCTGACTACCATGTTGAACTATACGGCAAGGCTGATATACGCTGGCTCGAAGCATATCCGTGTAGGCAACTGATATTCTGGAGCGCAAAGGTGGACTTCCCGCTCGACTATTCGGCTATCCATATCTGGGATAAGAAGTCCGGCGCTGGGTCTCAATACGAGCGGATATTCGAGCGCAATGGCCACCACAACTACAACGTATACCGATACTATCTCATAAACTCAACGGTCGCGGCGAGTTTTTGCGCGTGACGTGTTTACGGAACATCCGTCGCAGAAGCCGATAGCATTGATGCGGAAGCTCGTTCGCGGATTCTCCGTGGACAATGGTGTCGTGCTTGACTCCTACATGGGCAGTGGCACAACGGGTGTAGCTTGCGTACAGACCGGGCGTGGATTCATTGGCATAGAACGCGATGAGCATTGGGCGGAGATCGCGGCGAAGCGGATTCAGGACGTGCTCGCCCAGCACGTGCTCGCGCTCGACCCCGCGTGACCGGCGCGGCGACAATATAGGAGGTATCGAAATGAGTTACTGCAAATGTGAGAAGTGCGGCAAGGTCGTGGAGGACACCGAACTTGGCTCCAAGATGGAGCAAGTTTCCAGCGACCCGCCGATGTATGAGCCGCGAGCGTGTTGTCCTGAGTGCGGACACGAGGACTTCGACGACGTGCTGTGGTGTTCGGTATGCGGAACCTACTATTACGAGGATGAGGGACACGAATGCAATACGTAAGCTTCAGCGGGGGATGCGACTCGACCGCGCTGGCGATCTATCTCAAGGACAAAGGCGAGGAGTTCGAGCTTGTCTTCGCCGATACGGGCGCGGAACTGCCGGAGACCTACTGGATTATACCGAGGGTGGTGAGGGCGTTGGGCGTGAAGCTCAACGTAGTTAGCGGGCCGACGTTCTTCCAGCAGGTAGCCGCGTTCGGCTACCTGCTGCCGTCAATGCAAGTCCGGTGGTGTACGCGCGAACTCAAACTCAAGCCGCTTGAGGCGTTCCCTGATCTACTCCTTGGTATCTGCGCTGATGAAGCCCACAGGATGCCCAACAAGCCGAGGCCGCTTGTTGATGCGGGAATCACCAAAGCCGAGGCGCGAAAGCTCGTAGAGGCCGCCGACCTCCTAAACCCGTGTTACAAGTGGCGTAGCTCTTGCTCGTGCTTTTGCTGCCCGTTCCAGCGGGTGCGGGATTGGCGCGGGCTGTGGACAAACCACCCCGATCTCTACCGGGCGGCGGAACAGTGGGAGGAAGAATCTTGCGCGAATAGTCCTAGCAAGCATACGTGGATGCGCGGCTACGGCCTCCGCGATCTACGCGAGGCCGACCAGGTGGATATGTTCCCCGAATGCAAAGAACGCGCCTGCGTGATATGCGAGGCGTGACCGGCGCGGCGTGACAGACATGGGGCCGAGTTGCCAAGCAGATTGACAGGCGATATAATGCTTATGTGATTCCGAACGCGGCATCGATCCGCAAATGATTTGAAGAAGCAACCAACAACAAGATTCAGGGTCGCTACCAGTGGTGGGGCGGCCCTGAATCGCGTTTGACAAAGAGGGATTCTTGCCGCATAATGGGAATTACAGGGCGAGGGGGCACTCATTATGGCAAAGATCGTGGGCATGGATCTCACCGGAACCAAGAGTCTCCAGATTGGCGACTTAGTGACCGTCCAGGTTGGCAGAGGCATCGGCAAGCGGGCAGAGATCAAGGAATACCTCGACGGCAAGATATACGCCGAGCCACTCAACGGCGACGACATGATCGAAACCAAGGCGCGGTTTGTCCTGTTCGTCGAGCGTCCCGCGCAGGTGATGACACAATAATGCCACTTGGAAGAAAACCCCGCCGCGCCGTATTCTTGGAAGCGCAAAAGGCCCACCGGACTCGCGCCGAATACATCGACCGATTCCCGTGGGAGCAATTGTCCAACGAAACAGATCTCGCATTCGGCGCGTTTGTGGAATGGCTTGACATGCCGACGCACATCGGCGGAGACGGCAAACTCGCCCGGATGCAGACGGACCTGGCGAAGAAGATCGACCGCCTGCCGCAGCAAATAACTGGGTGGATCAAGGCTTATGATTGGGAGTCGCGGACAGAGGCATACGACGATTACGCCAACAACCCCGGCAACCTCGCGACTCGCGTGGGGGTCAAAGAATACACCCAAAAAGTGCGGATGCTCAACAACGTCTTTCTCGACAAGGTTATTGCCTGCATCGAGCAGATTAAGCCAGAGGACATAAGCCTCGACGCCAACCTGCGGGGCATCCTCAAGATCGTGAAGGACATGGCGGACCAGGCAACCGAACTCGAACAACCGCTCACAGATCGCGAAAGAGAGGGTAAGATCAATGTCCTCACAACCAAGCTCCTCAGAAACATTGCCGCAACAACTGCTCGATCTGCTGCCAAAGCCCTTGGCGGAGATGAGTTCGGAGGAACTGGACATAGCGATCGAGGCGGCGACGAGGATGGAGGAGAGACTCTACTACTCGACGGACCCGACTGATTCCGAATACGGCAAATACTGGGGGTTCCCGGAGAAATTCGTGTCGGAAGTCCTCGGTATCACGACAACGCCAGACCAGAAAAAGATCCTCGACGCAGTGGCGCGAGGGCATACGCGGATAGTCGTTAAGGGCGCCAACTCGACAGGCAAAACGCAGGGTGTCGCCAGCCTTATCATCTACTACAAAGTCGCGCCCACATCCAGCATCGTGATTACCAGCGCGCCGTCTGAAGCGCAGGTCAAAGGTCAGATTTGGCAGGAGATCCGCGACCAGATCAAGCAAGCAAACAAGCGCGGTGCCGGCATCGACGTTCGCGGGATGAAGCCTTCCGACCCTGAATGGCACCTTGAAGCGCTGAACTACGCGAAGGGCATCGCGACAAACCACCGAGAGCGATTCAAGGGCGACCATCACAAAAACTTCATGGGGATCGGCGACGAAGGCCCCGGCCTGGCGGCATGGGTTTTGGACGGCTTCGAGCAAATGGCGAGTGCAACCGGCAATATTATCATCCTCATGGGCAACCCGACAAATCCGAGTGGCCCATTTTTCGAGGCATTTGGTGCCGATTCGCCCTGGCACAAGATAACCCTGAGCGCACTCGATCATCCGAATGTCCTGACAGGCAAAGACATAATCCCCGGCGGGGTCAGCCGCGAAGCCGTCGAACGCGATATTCAATCGCACTGCCAGGATCTCGGACCTGGCGACGAGCGCGAGCCGCAGGACTTCGAGTATCCGCGCGGCAGTGGCGAATGGCATCGGCCGGACAACATCTTCCTCTGCCGCAGGATGGGCGAGTTCCCGCGCGAAGGCGAAGAAACGCTGATTCCGATATATCTGATGGAGGTCGCTAAGAACAATCGGCAGGACATTGACACAAACATCCCCGTTGACATCGGGATGGACGTTGCAGGCAAGGGCGGGGACTACACGGTTTGCTATGCTCGGCGCGGCCAATCGGTCCTGAAGCGAGTCCGGTGGAAGGGCTACGACCCAGAGGATTCAAGCAGAAAACTCGCGTTGATGATCAATTCCTACGTTGCCGCCGCGATCCCGGTTGGGACAGTCGCCATCGACGCGATAGGCATGGGGTCGGGTATTGCGGCACGACTTCAGCACATGCGCGATGAAGGAGATATACATTGCGATCGCGTATTGGCTGTACAGGTAAGCGAAAAAGGTTTGAACCGCGATACCTACTCGACGCAAAGGGCGGAACTTGCGTTCGGATTGGCCGAAAGATTCAAAAGCGAGCAGATTGATTTAACCCGGCTGGGTGCTGAAGTGGCCGATTTCGAGGTCGATGTCGCGGCGATAGAGATAACGCCAGACAGCAGAGGAAAGCTGAACTATTCCGAGAAAGAAGTCATCAGGAAAAAGATCGGTCGGTCTCCTGACGACTTCGACGCCATGTGTCTGGCATTCATAGATACGGTCGATACATTTGCATCCGATTATTCGCACGTGATGAGTTCGGCATGAGACTACCAACAACGAATCTTACCTCGAAGATCAAGGCAGCCTACGACGCATTCAAGGGCGCCTCGCCAACAGGCCGCGGGTCCGCGGCTTCTTCGTCGTACGAGATGCTTGCGAAGATGTTCCAGGTCTCCTATGAGCGGACTCAGATCCACAAAGACCTTGAGCGGATGGACAAGACCGATGAGATTGTCGCATTCTCGCACGACGCGATGGCGAATCGGGCAACCGGGATGGAAGACCCGACCCTCGACATCTTCCAGGCCGTGACTGAATCCGAGGCGAACTATGACTCGCCGGCTGATGAATCGACAGTCAAGCGAGCACAACACGAGATCACCGACCTCATATATCGCGCGGATTTGCGGAACGAGGTCTGGCAGATAGCCCGCTTCTCGGTGAAGTTCGGAAACGAGTTTCGCGAGTTGTTGGTCGATGCGCAGTCGATGAACATCACCGGGCTCAAGCAACTGCCCGAGCATACGATGTGGCCGCGGATGGATGAGCGCGGCAACCGAGTGCCCGGTTACGAGCAGCGGCTCGAAACCAGTGTTGGGCAGCCGATCATCTTTACGGATTGGGAGATCGTGCATTTCGCGTTTGGAGAATGCGACGGGTTTCTCGGGACGCCGCTGTTTGGTTGCGCACGCAAGAACTGGAAACGGCTCAACATGGCGGAGGATGTGACCGCCATTCAACGATACGAGAACATGGGTCCGCGATGGGAGCACAAAGTTCCTGTCGGCACCGGCGACACGGTCCAGCAGAAGCAGGAAGCGATCGAGCAGTTCAAGTCCCTGATGACGACGATGGACTACTTCAATCAGACGAGCAACTCGATCGAGAAATGGGAAGCGCCAACCGGCATCAAAAAACAGTTCTTCCTCCCCGACGACGGGTCGAATCGAGGTGGAACCACGATGATGGAGCCGAGCAACGCGCAATTGTCGAATCTGGCCGACTTGGAGCATTTCTTGAACAGGCTGATAACGGCATCACATTTGCCGAAACGATATTTCCCGTTTGAGGGTTCGACCCCGAAGTTGTCCGAGGGTGGCGGTTCCGCGGAAGATAAGCACTTCGTCTGCACCCTGATGCTGGTCCAGATGATGATTAAGCGCGGGCTCGCGGCGATATTCGACCGGCAGTTATTGCTCAAGGGCATCGACCCGGGCAGCATTCGGTACGTCATCAAGATGGCTGACATATCGACAACCGAGCAGCTGCGCGACGCGCAGACACGAGCGGCGTTGTCGAACGCAATGACTGCCTGGCTGAAGGAATATCCTGAGATGCGGGAGAAGTCGGATGTGATGCTCAGAGAGTTCAGCCGCATGAGCGACACGAGCCAGATGGCGTTGTCGAAGATCGAGATCAAGCCGAAGCCCGAACCTGTTGCGCCTGTAGTAGCCGATCCGAACGCACCAGTAGACCCGAGCGCAACGCCGGCACCAGACAAACGGGTGCAGTTGCCGGGGGTGGGTGAACCCGCCGGGCGAATGAAAGTATAGGGAAGATCGCATGGCCACAACCCAAAAGGCATCTGCAAAACAGCCAGTCAAAGTATCGCCGAAGAAGCAGATGGATAGCTGGTCGTATTTCTGCGGTTACATATTCAAAAATGCGGTCGATTCCCACAAGGGCGCGAAGTAGGAGGCAACCGATGGACCCGAAGATCCGAATACAAGCGATGCGAGATTTCCTCACGCAAGCCGGCGCGAGGCTTTCTGCCGCGACGATAGCGACAATCAAATCAGCGATTGAGACGTTGGAGGGTTTGGTTGGTGTCGAGACTCCTGACGAAGATGCCGTCGAGCAGGGGTTCGTTTCGGCGCAGAAGATCTTCTGCCAAGCGATGGTCACGGGAATCTCGACCTCGGACACCTACGAGGAACTGATATGGAAACTCAGCCGAGCGGTGCGCGGCGACAAGACGCTTCCGGGCGACTATCGCTATACGATCTTCACGCACCAGCAATGGGTAGCGTTTGAGGCTTATTCCCGGGAGACCTACGAGTCGGTCGGAATCTATATCGCCGACTATTTCGACGACGGCGCAACGATCGCGTTCTCGAATGTCCGTGACGCCTCGATTCAGACGATCATCGTCGCGATTGCCGAGTCCGAACAGTTCGCGATTGCCGAACAGAGGAAGAAGCTCTGCGAGGGATCGGACGTGTCCGATTGCCGGATACTGACAGATCCGGTTGGCGCGGTCATGTTCCAGTCGATGCGAAATGGAGTAATCTGCCAGAAGCGCGAGGATGGGCGATACATCATTCAGGGGATCGCGACTCACGGCAATGTTGTGAACAAGTGCAACCCGCCGATCGTATTCCCAACGGCTTTGTGGGCGAGCGAACTTGAAGCAGTGCAGGAGTTGATCGCTCAGGGCAAGGCGGTCGGATGTTTGGGACACCCGGCGACCGAGGATGGAGACTACCGCGAACCGACCGAGGCGGAGTTCGCGATGCGGTTCACTTCGCTCGTGCAGAGTGGCGACTACTTCGTTTTCGAGGCCGTGACATGCACGAGCCAGGCTGGTAAGGACTTCGCCGCGCTCATCGACGACGGTGTGGCTTTCGACATGAGCACAGTCGCCCGGGCGAAGACAAAGAAGGAAGATTGGATGGGTCAGTCGGTGCATGTCGCACAGCCCGACAACTTCCAATGGATACGAATTGCCGATGCGGTGCTTCAGGGCGCGAGCCCCGGAGCAGAGATAACAGATGTACGGCTCCAGGCGTTGAATATGGGGCCACACGAGGAGGACACGATGACACCCGAAGAGATCAAAGCATTGATCGATCAGGCCACTGCCACCGGCAGTGCCGACATCACAGCCCTCCAGGCCGATCTGAAGAAGATCACTGATACCCTGGAGCAGAAGAAGACTCTCACTGAGGACCAGGAGAAGGTTCTCGCGCAGGCAGGCGAGATTGTTGCTCGCGACGAAGCCGCCAAGGTCGCGACCGCTCGCGACGCGAAGGTCGAGTCCGTCGTCGATGCGATGATGCAAGGCGACGCCAAGAAGTTCGAGCCGATGTTCAGTCAGTCGGCGAAAAGCATTCTGTCGAGCATGTGCCAGTCGGCGGATGACGTCGAGGACAAGGTTCCGCAGTTGCTCGAAGCCATGAAGCCGATGCTACTCCAGCAGGTGACGATGGCGTCCAAGGGGATGTATATTCCCGAGTACAAGGGCGAGTCGAAGATCGTCGTGAACACTCCCGGCGAAGCGATCGAGGATCTGGTCCAGACCGCGGTAAAGCAGGACAAGATCAAGGACAACGGGCGGGATGACCCGTCGAACATGGCTCGCAACGCCCGGATGATGTTGCAGACGTTGGCGATGGAGAAGCCGGCCTATGCGGTCGCCCATATGCGGGTCCGCAACGGAGACTGCAAATCAGTCGGCGACATGAAGACATTCCTGCAGCAGAGCTACGGGATGCTTACGCAGGACATCCCGGTCGGCGCCATGACTACGGACGATGTGGCGACCGCCATTCCGTTCGTGCTGCCGATCGTGATGGAGATGATCCCGCAGTTGATCGCGGCTCGATACGCATCGTTGCAACCGATGAGCAAGTCGCTCGGCACGATCGCGTATTGGAAGACGTACGGCACGAACGCCCAGAATGCTGACTTCCTCGTGAAGGACGTGGACAACTTCACCGGCTCCTATGCCACAGATCCCGGCGAGAAGCAGGCGATGAAGAGGCTGAAGGGCAAACTCACGACCGAGAGTATCAGCCCGACGGCGAAGAAGCTGGGGTTTGACCTGTCCATCGAAGTCATTCGCCGGCTTCAGACAGACTGGGGGATCGATGCCACTGCCGTCATGGTCGCTGAGTGTGCTGCCCAGATCGCTCGCGAGTGGAATTATAACCACCTTGCGGCAATGGTCCAGGGGCAGACCGGCGGAAACTGGACCTACGGAAGTGCGGTCCCGGCGAACGGTCTCTGGTCTGGCAAGGAATGGCAGGAGCAGTTGCTCAGCTACATTACGTTCGCGGAGGCTGGCATCGGCGATCTCTGCGGCGCGAACGCGGTCGCCGTTATTGGTAGTCGTACCTCCATCGCGAGGGTGAAGATGGTGATGCGGCAGGTCGGCGACTTCAGCGATAGTGGGTTCCAGGGCCAGATCGCTCGCGGCGTGAACATTGCGGGCGCTGCCAACACGGGCGAGGAACTCGTGAGTGTTGACTGGTGGGATGATGTTGTCGCCGACAACAAGCTCCTTATCATTGCTCGCGGCAGCGAGTGGTATCGCAGCGGCTTCGTGGTCGCCCCGTATCTCGGCCTCTATGTCAGCCCTCCGTGGGTTGACCCCGAGACTCTGGACTACGAGCAGGGGATGCTCAGTGAAGTCGCCGAGAAGATGGTCAACGGGAACTTCTTCGGAACCGTGACAATCACGAGTGCGGCCGGCACCCCGCTCTAAACAGCGGACAAACCGAATAGCGAACAATCAGGGGAGGCGGCGCGAGTCGCTTCCCCCTTATCTCAAAGGGCAAAATGGGCAAAATGATCGATATCCTGAACCTTGGGCACATAGATCAGCATATTGGCAGCACGAAGATTCCGCCTCAACGATGGACACCTGTGCCGGATGCGCTCGCAATCCAACTCGCGGGCGATCTCGACTACCGATGCGACTCCGACGATCTCCTCGGCGAATATCTCTTCGCGAAAGACGATCTCATTCACCTCGGTTGGTCGAGCCCCTTGTGGTATGTGGACGGCTACGGCAGTGTCGGCCAGGAGATCGCCAACGCTTTCCTGCAAATGGCCGGCGTGAAGTTGACGATCGCATTGCGGGATTATCACCCGGCCTTGGGTAAATGTGGTGGACTGCCGCTTGAGCGATGGGGCGAAGCGTTTGTGCCGCAGAGCATCATTGACCGGCTCCGCGAGGATCAGGAAAAGCCGATCTACGGAATCAACATGACATTCCCCGGCGACTGCCACAGAAGCGCGTTTCCGCGGACGATCGCATACACGATGTTTGAGTCAACGGCAACCCCGATGGAGTGGACCAAGCCGATGAACCTCTGTCGGCGGATAATGACGCCGTGCGAGAATTCCGCGCAGTCGTTTCGTGTCCGCGGCGTGACAGTGCCAATCCATATTGTTCCGCAGGGAGTGAACCCGGAGGTTTGGCCGTACGTCGATCGCAGTAAGCGGGATGGACCGTTCACGTTCCTCATTGCTGGCGGACTCACGTATCGAAAGAACCCAATAGGCGCCGTCCGGGCGTTCCTTGCGGCATTCCCGCATGATCGCGATGTGCGGCTGGTTATCAAAACCCGCGCCGGCCAGATCGAGGGCGGGTTCAAGAATTGGATCGACCGAGTGCCGAAAGACGATCGCATCCAGATTATCGCGGAGAACTCGACGCCGAAACGGATGGTCCAGTATTTCCTTGACGCCGATGCGTTCGTGTGGCCATCGAGGGGCGAAGGATTCGGCATTCCGCCGGTAGAGGCTATGTCCACGGGGCTGCCGGTCATTGCCAGCGACAACTCAGGCATGAGCCAGTATTGCGACTCGCGATACAACTACCCGATCCCCTGCAAAGAGGTCAAGGTGCCCAACCAAGCGAACGGCGGGTTCCCGGACAGGTGGGGGGATTGCGGAAATTGGTGGGAGCCGGACTTCGACGCGCTGGTAGAATCGCTACGCGATGTACGAAATAATCGGAAGCGAGCTTTGGCGAAAGGCAAGTCTGCGGCCGCTTGGGTTCGCGAGAAGTGGACCATCATGCATACGTGCCAGAAGATCCTCGAAGTCGTTTGCGACGATGCGAGAGAAAGCGGGTTGCCATGCTTAGAGTAAGCGCTCCTTTGAGAATCGACTTCGCCGGCGGCGGGTCTGACTGGTTTCTGCATCTCGGTGAGGGCCGCGTGGTCAACGCGACAATCAACAAACGAGTGATCGGCTGGGTGGACAAAAGCCCGGAGAGTTCGTCGCTTACAATCTTGAGCCCGATGCCAGTCGGCTCGGGGTTGGGCCAAAGCGGTGCATATCGGGCTGTCCAAGCCGCGCTCGAAGGTATAACCGAGAATGACGACTTGGCGGAAAAGGCATTCAGCCTTGGCGCGTTCTGGGGAACCCCGGGCGGTAGGCAGGACGAATACGCGGCCGTTTACGGCGGGTTCAATCTCATGTGCATCGACACTGCGAACTATGTGGGCATCCGGCCAATCGACGCACAAGCCACGTTCATGGACGATCTCTGGTCGCGGCTCGTGCTTGTGTATTCCGGCTCATCGCGATCATCGGGCCGGATCTATCAGGAGGTCGCGGACGCGGTTGCGATGCGCGACTCGACGGTGAATGCTGCCTTGCGAACCCAGAGTAGCATCGCCGAGAAGTGCGCGTTTTGCGCAAAGTCCAACGATATCGAAGGGTTCCGCGAGTGCGTGAAGCAGAACTGGATTTGCCAGCAGGCATGGTCGCCGCTGGTCGCCGCGGGAACTGAGCATCTATTTGGCACGGCGAAGAGCCTCGGTGCGGTCGGCAAGGCTTGCGGTGCGGGAGGCGGCGGGACATTGCTGTTCCTGTCGAAAAAGGATGGTCGGCAGGAGTTGGCGAAGGCATTGGAACAGGCAGGCGGTAAGATTCTCGACGTGGCTTATGACCCCGACGGCTTGATTGTCGAGACCGGGGAGGGTAGCTGATGGCAAACCATATTCTGCGGCGCAAGATGCGGATGGAGCAGGCGACAAGACCGGCGAAGCCCGAACCGAAAGTCAAGGTTCGGAATCTCACCGGCGTCGGACAGTGGCACGGCGCCTATTGCCTGCCGGCTGATCCGCAGGTATGGACGCCTCTGCCGAAGAGTCTTGCACTGCGGTTAGCGAATGAGCCGCAGAACTACCAGATAGGGGACACGAAACGGACAGCCGCCTCAGACGTTCAGGGACGCGAACAGTGGAAACTCTGGGAGAATCACAATCGGCCACCAATTGCTAGCGTGCTCTTGTCGATCGTGGTCCTCGGACACAACCAGTATGAATACACAGACAAGTGCGTTCGGTCCATCTATGCCCATACGGGTTGCCGATTCGAGATCATCTTTGTGGACAACGGCTCGGCAGATGCGACCACACAAATCCCCACTGCGTTTCCCCGAGTGCGTTACTTCCGAAGCGATACCAACCTCGGCGTGGCCGGCGGCAGGAACTTTGGAATGAAAGAAGTCAAGGGCGAGGTGATCTGTATTCTGGACAACGACATCGAGGTTGTGCCAGGATGGGACAGCAGGTTGTTGTCGGCACTGGGTTCGGCACCGGACATCGGAATGGTGGGGACGCATGGGTGCATGATGGGCGACAGGTGGGCAGAGTTTCCCTTGGTTCAGCGAGATTGCATTAGGGAATGTCAGTTGCTCATAGGGCAGACGCAGATGTTTTGGTCCGACATCTTAGGGCATGTCGGGACAATGGATGATTCGATGGTATGGCATGAAGACACGGAGTTTAGCCACAGGGTGCTACGCGCCGGCTATCGGTTACTTTCCGTTCCGTTCGACATGCCCCACAAGGCTGGCGTAACCACGAAAGCAGTTCGCAAAGAGTCGTTTCACGATCGATGGGCCGTAGATGCTCGGTATATGCAAGAAAAACTGTCCGACGGCAACGAAGTTTGTGTGTATAGATCGGAGGGGCAAACAGGCTCAATGGAGGCGATAGCTTCCGACGCGGTGGATGCGTTGAGATCTTTTGGCTATACCGTGTTCAGAAGAGCATCCATCGGATACGACTTCCATCCACTTGCGGTGTCTACCTCATTCCAGTTGGTCATGGGAGGTCGGCGGTTAGGTACTTTTGTTGTCGAGAATGATCGTGTTCCGCGCAAATATGCTGCGGGCTTCGATGTGGACGTGAACCTGTGCATGAGCGACCACGCTCTTGAGGCTCTGGTGGACAGCGGCGTACCCCGAAGGAAACTGATCCGATGTGACTTGAACGCCGTCGACACAAATGTATTCCGCCCCGCCCTTTCGCCTCGCCAGTCAAAGCCGTTCCGGTTTCTGTGGGTAGGATCGAGTCAGCCGCGAAAAGGGATTGACCTGCTACTCAAAGCGTTCGGGACGGCATTCACTTGCGGCGATAATGTCGAGTTGGTCCTTAAAGATGGAATCTATGGGCAGCGGGAGAACACGGCAAAGATGATCGCAAGGCATCCGCTCGCATCCAAGATCAAGCATATCTGGAATGATACATCAGAGGAAGAACTGGCCGACATTTATCGCAGTGCCTCGTATGACCAAGGAGCGTTTGTCCACCCGCATCGAGGCGAGGGCTTCGGCAGAACTCCGCTGGAAGCCGCGATTTGCGGTTGTCGGATTGGAATGACGGGCTGGAGCGCGACAAACGAGTATGCCGACAATCGCACGATGACACTATTTCCATTCGAGATGAAACGTTCGACGTTTCACAACCATCCGGGGGAACCGTATTTTGAACCGGGCGAGAAACAACCACAATGGGCCGAAGCAAACGTGGATGCAATCTCCGAGTGGATGCGGGACATGTTCACCATTCCATGCGACAAGGCAGATTTGCGGGACGTGAGCAGGTTGCTTTCGGAGAAGTATAGCAAGGAAGCCGTGGCATATCGGTTCATCAACACGATCCAGGCACTTGCCGGGGAAAAATACAAGTTCCTGCGACACCAAAAGGACAAAACGAACCTTTGGTCTGAATGCGTGCAAGTGCCCGATGCGCTCATAGACGTATTGCAGCGGCAAAGCGGTCGCAATATCCGTATTCTCAAGTCTTGGGGTCCTGACTCGCGGTTCTCTCCGGGGAAGAAATACGACCTGATTTTTTCGCAGGACGTGTTGGAACACCTCGCGCCGGCTTCTGTGCGGGATAACTTGCGTAAAATGAACGCACTCAAGAGGAATGGGCAGGTATGCGTGGTTATCGACACGATCGAAAACCCCGACATGTGCGCCGATCCGACGCACCGAACCTTCCGTTCTGAGAAGTGGTGGCAAAAGGAGTTCGGTGCTATTTTTACTGAATGCCCTGTCCCCGAATCAGTGATCGCGCAGTTCCCTGCCAGACTTGTGTTGATTGGCATGACACAAAAGAATCGGCCATGACTACATTCCCCGCTATCCGGGTGTGTCACAGGCGGTGCATGAGATATTCGGGGATCAGGTAAGGGCGGAATCGGGTTGTTGGTTCGTGGAGGCGCAAGATGTTTACCCAGTGGCATGATGTTGGTTTGAGAAGCATGGACCTGGCGGAGATAACGGGCGGGGACCCTGAGACACTTCAGAAAGAATGGGAACTCCGGTCGTTGGTTGCCCTTGTGCAAAAAGCCGACCCTCGTAACATTTTGGAGATCGGGTCATATCGCGGCGGAACATTGCTGTCCATGATGAGGGCGGTCAGTCCGGGTGCAAACTTCCTCGCGATAGACTTCCTCTTTCAGCAGAAAGCGGCAGATATCTGGTGCAAATCATTTGGTTGCGAATGCCTCGTGATAAATGGCAACTCGCATCACAACGAGGCGCAAGGGTTGGCCTCACAAGTGATGCCCTCGGTCGATTTCCTATTCATTGACGGGGGACACCTCTACGGGGAGGTCAAGGCTGACTTTGAGTTCTATGGCAAACTGGTCAAGCCAGGTGGAATCATCGCGTTCCATGACATCCTCAGAGGGGACACTTGTCCCGAACTTGAGGTCTGGAAACTCTGGGGTGACATCCAAGAGGCTGGGTATGTGACGCAGGAACTCGTCGTGAATAGAAAAAGTGCTCCAGGCGGCATCGGCGTCGTCTACATCGACAATAGCCTCGCAGGAGGATAATCGCCTTGCGGTGAAGTATAGGGTACCGTTATACTGAGTGCTTCCCCGCATCCGCGCGTGAAAGGCAGAGCAACCGATGGGAAACCTTTTCAAAGATACGGCAATCGCGCCGATCAGCCTCCTGGACATCAATCACTACAATCTTCCGCTGGTCGGCAAGCTCGACATCGAGTTTCAGTTCGACCCGCTTACGAACGCGGGCTACCGGCTCTACTACCGGGTTGACGAAACAGCCGCCGCGCCTTCTGCGGCACTCGGGACATTCCTGCCGGAGGGCTACCTGACCGCCGGCGGCGCCGTCGAGATCCACATCGACCCGAAGCTCAGCGAAACGCCGTATTTGCACGTCTTGCTGACCGATGAGGATGGCGCTGCGGCCAGTGGCGGGGCCAACGATCGCGTACTGCTGACCGCTTACCGGGCGAACCCGGACTAGGAGAATACGATGGACATAAGCAGAACACCGGGAATAGGCGGAGGCGGGGGCGCGTCGCTGGGCGACAATACATACTTGGTTGGGCCGGGCTGTCCGTTCCAGTCCATCGCCGCCGCGATCGCCGCCGCCGTTGCGGACGGGGCGACTGCGGCTGAGCCGTATACCATCGTGGACTTCACGGGTGCTGAGTATGTCCCTGATGCTCGTGTGCGAGTCGTGCGGCCTAACGATCTTGGCGAAGCCGTTCCGGGCAACGTGCGGACAATCGGCGCGGGCAAAGATCATGCCACAATCACGCTTGCGATTTTGGCGGCATCTGACGGCGATGTGCTGATGGCGGACGCGGGGAACTACATCGAACAGGCAGATTTCGGCAGCAAGAGTCTTACGCTGATCGGCATAGGGGGACGCACTGCCTGCCAAGTGTCGGAGGTCAAGTGTTCAGGTCGGTCGTACATTCAGGGATTCAACATTGACGGTGGCAGTGAAGCCATTATGATCAGTGGCGAGAACCCCTGCGACATGACGTTTAGGGACTGCAGGATGGCCGGGATAGGCGACCTGCTGTTGCCCTCGCCAGGGTCAAGCGGCGTGGTGCGGCTCATCAACTGCGACTGTTTATCGTTGTGGGATGGTTATGTGGACACCAACCTCTCGTCCGGGGCTGGCGACTCCACCATGCTGCTCGACGTGCGGGGTGGGACGTGGACGTTCAGTTCGGATGGGTTCTCGCCGAGTTGCTTCTTTGCGACATCCCATTCCATCAAGCTCAAGGCTGTCGGCACGGCATTCAACATCGTAGACAGCGGCAGTGGGGCTATGGCTCAGTTCGGCTTTTATCTTAACCACGCCGATGCGACGCTTGAACTCACTGACTGCACGATCAATATTCTGGATACACTTGGGGATGAGGGCAATGTGGTCGGTATCGGGGTCCTTGCAGGCATAGCCACTATCGTTGACACCTACATCTACGTGGTGACAAGCGGCGGGGCGACGCCACTGGAACTCAAACGCACGGCACCCGGCACGATCAACACTCTTGGCGTCACAAGCGCGGGCGCACTGCGAACAAGCGGAACCATCGGCACAAACCTGGCCGAACCTGCGAAGCTGTTCCTGACAGATCCGAGCACGCTTGGCGATATAACGTTCCAAGTAGGCGCGGAAGCGGCGGACACTGTTCTTACGACCGTTCAACTACTGGACAAGTCCGGGTTGAAGCCGACTAGTCCGCAACTGGTAACGTTCTGGCTATCCGATACCGCAGGCGGGGCGAGATGCGCTACAGCCCCAAGCGGCACGACTGGGCCGACGACAGGGACGCTCATTGCCGCGTTTACAGCGAAGACTCACGGGCAGATAATGACCGATCAGACAGGCAAGATCGTGTTCAGTCTGGTCGAAGCTGGCACGGACACGTGGTATCTCAATGTGGCGTGGAATGGTGTTGTGCGAACCAGCGACGCCATAACGACGGCGGCATAGCGATATGCAGGCCCTACCGCCTCCGAGTGTGATCGCGCAAGGTATGGTCATGACAACCACACCTCCCGGCACAGTGATAACGCTGGAGGCCACGGCTCAGGTGCCGGGCGGGGAGCTCGTGACAGCGCATTGTGAGTTGATCGTTATCAAGCCCGGCGCGGGCTGGCCCAAGTGCGTAAGGTGCATCACGGGATACGACAAACTGGCCGATGGGCTGATGGTCGAACGCGAGGTTGACGGGAAGCTCGTCAGGGGCGTGCAGGAGCGCGATGGCGGGCTATTTGGGGTGGAGAAGTGAGCAAGACATTCACAGTCACAGTTTTGAGTGCCACACCCGCCAATGGCGAGAATGTTAATATCAACGGATTCGCCTTCACCGTTGAGCACGTAGACGGCGTGTACGGAGTAGTGCTGCCGGACGGCCGCCGGGAGGAGGAGTTCGCTCCTGACGAGGGCGTAGGCGGAGTTGCAACCGCTCTGGCAGTGGCAATCAGTTACGCATATCTTCTCACGCCGGAACTGACAGGCATCAGCGCGGGCGCGGCGGGCGCGGCAGTAACGGTCACGGGTGCGGATACGGTTACAGCAACCGGCACAAGTTTCGCAGTCGAAGAGGCATCGGGGCACGGGCATTTTCGGCGGAACCGCCAACTCAGAGCAGGATCGCGTGGGGCGAACTATGCAAATTGAACAGCATAACACAACCGAATATCTGCCGTTCCTGATGATCGACTCGGCCGATCATATCAATGGCAAGGCAGGCGTCCCCCCAACCGTTACAATCAGCAAGAACGGCGGGGCTTTCGCGGTTCCGGCAGGTGCAATCGCAGAAGTCCCGGGCGGGAGCGAGGGCTGGTGGCACATACTGCCGAACGCCGGCGATGCCGATACGATCGGACCGCTGAAGATACACGCGGAAGCCGCGGGTTGCGACCCGACCGATTGCGTATTCGAGGTGAAAGCCGGGACTGTGGGTTTGTCGGTACACTCGGGCAATGTCCAGCGCAGTGGCGTCCCGCTTGTCGGCGCTCTTGTCCAGTTGTTCAGCAACGTGGATCTCGCGGACGCGCACCTGGTCCAGTCCACGCGGACAGTCGAACTCGGCGCATTCACGCTCTATGTGGCAGCGGGAACCTATTATCAGCGAATCAGCGGCAGCACGATTGAAGCCGATGTTCAGATAGTGGTGGTGGCATGACAGTCTATAATGTGGACCCCGTAGCACTCAGCGCGCCGGACGGCATGATCGCGAGCATCCGATCGCGCGGCATATTGGTTGCCGAGATCAGCGACGCGGATCTGACCATCGTGCTCAACGATCTGCTGTTCGAGTATGCGCGGCACCGGCCAGTTTACGCATCGTTGACATTCGATACCGTTGCCGGCCAAGCATCGTATTCATGGGATGACGTTGGCGACGAGGATGGAATCAGCATCGTCAAGTGCCTGTGGAACGGCTTGGGCGCCTCATTTGCCGGACTGCCGTATTCCGATTGGCAGAGCATCTTGACGACGTTCGGGGTTGCCGACTGGGACATGCCCTCACTCGAACTCATCGAGCGAATCAAGTTGATGGAGGCCAACCGCTACTCCGCAGGGTCGGCATACCAGCACTCTCCGGCTGGAACCATCTACCTGACTCCGGCGCCAACGCAGGCCGGAATGACGGTCTACCTGCTCTACACCAAGGGCTACGCGACTCTCGACGACATACCGGAGGCCGACTACGACATCTTCCTCGACTTGGTGGAATCGAAGTTGGCGGCGCGAGCTGTGCGGGTAGTCGCCGCAAGCGGGATGGCGGCGAACATCAAGACCCCCCAGTATGAGCATAATCTTGGCACGGAGATTGGGTTCTATCGGGCGGTCCAGAAAGAGAAGTACGAATCGTTCTTGCAAAAGTGCAACGCGGGCCAAGTCGCGGCGGCAAGGAGTTGACATGCCACTCTCGGCTACACAAATGGCTGGCATTCGATACCGGATGGAGCAACAGATGCTCGACTCGATCGTCATTGAGTCGAAGTCCGGCAACTCAGCCTACGGTCCCGTGTATGATGCCGACGCGACTGAGCTATGGCGACTGGAGCCGACAACCAAATCCGTGACGAACGACAAGGGCGAGGAAGTGACGGCGGCTTTGTTCGGGCTCGGTCCGCACGACAGCGTTGCAAAGATCGGCGACAAGGTGACTTGGGACGGCGGGGTCTATCGCGTTATCGTCGTAAAACCCATCCGACAGTTCGCGATGGTAAGCCACGTCGAAGCGTATTTTGAAGGTATATCCGATGCCGAAGTTTAAGATGAAGTGGAATGGCGATGCGCTCGTGCGTAAAGTTCACGAGTCGGCGTTCGATGCGTTGCAAGGGTGCGGACTCGATCTCAAGGCATCTAGCCAGGCGATATGTCCGAAAGACGCAGGATGGGCAGGCGGACTGGTATCGACGGCTCTTTTGCAGTTTGACAGGGCCATGCTGATGCTCTCCCTGAGCTACCATAAGATTTACGCTTGCAGGCAGCATTACGAACGGTACTGGAAGCACAAGAATGGCGAGATGTCGCATTACCTCTCAGATCCGTTGTTCACGAGAGGTCGATTGTATATGGCATACATAGCCCAAAAGATGGGATGGAAGAGTAGGGGAATCTAGGCCGCTTTTGCGGCAGGAACGGAGGCCACCAGTGGCAGTATCAATCAAAACAGCGCTTCTCGGCGAACTTGACGCGATCGCGAAAGCCCGACAGATTCAGGCGGCGGCGATCGCCGCGCTGGTCGATGCGTGGACTCGCTCAAACGCGACGGATGGCAACGGCGTTGGCGAGGACTTTGAGACATTCCAGAACCGGATGTGCGTCCAGGCGGTCACCGACATGGATGCCGTGGTCGAGTCGTGCAT